GTCGAAGACCGTGCCGCTGAACGGCGCCGCGGTGGCTGCGGGTTCAGCCACCGGTGACCTGCTCGCGTCGTCCGGTCTGTCGGGTTCAGCGCCCGGTTCCGGCAGCGCTGCAGGGCAGCTCGCGGTCAGCATCGCCCTCTCGGGTGCGGCGCTTGCGGCTGCCGGCGCGTCAGGCCAGCTCTCGGTCGCGGTTCAGCTCGGCGGTGCCGCAGCGGGCGCCGCGGGCGCTTCGGGTCTGCTGACGCTCAGCGTGCCGCTTGCCGGCCAGGCGCAGGCCATTGCGCAGGCCTCGGGCGGTCTGGTGCTGACGGTGCTGCTCGGCGGTGGTGCGCAGGGCGCGGGAAGCGCCTCGGGCGAGTTCGCTGGCTCGGCGCTGCTCGCCGGCGCGGCTGGTGCCACCGGGGTGGCGGCGGCGCAGCTGCAGGTGCTGCCGATGATGCCGAGCGAGTTCATGTTCTACGGCGTGCCCGGCGCGGACCGCACCTACGGCGTCCCGGGCAAGAACCGCCGCTTCGACGTGGTGTCCGCCTCCCGCATCGTCGCTGCGTGACCCCCGGTCCGTAGCATCCCGCGGCATGGCGATCGGCGACTACTGGAACATCGACGACCCGGCGAAGCCGTGGGCGCCCTTCGACCCTGACGCGCGGGTGATGATCCCCATCGGCGTGACCGACTGGCTCGCCGAGATGGGCACGACCTACTCCGACCACGAGATCATCGCGCCGTCGCCGCTCGAACACCTGAACGGCAAGGTGTACAGCGGCGGCACCATCTGGGTGTTCCTCGGCAGGCTGTCGGGCTCGACCTACACGGCGGGCGTGAAGTACCCCTTCACCGTGCGCCTGATCGGCGCCGACACGCAGCGCGACGACCGCACGTTCTGGCTGAAGATGGCCGAGCGCTGAGGCGCGGGAGGGCCCCGCGGGGCTGTTCCTAGCATCCCGCGGCATGTCTTCCGCCTCGGCCTGGTCCTTCACGAGCAAAGCCACGCACTGGCCGCTGCTGTCCCGCAGCGACTGGGACGGCTCGCGCACGTTCGGCGCGCCGGTGGTGTTCGCCTGCGACTACACCGCCGAGGCGCAGACCGCGATGGGCGCCGACGGCCGCGAGTTCGTCACGAAGCAGATCCTGTTCACCGAGCGCGCCAGCATCGCCCGCGGCGACTTCGTGCTGATCGGCGTCTCGGCGAACACCGACCCGATCGCGGCCGGCGCCGACGAGGTGCGCGCGGTGACGCGCTACGCCGACACCTTCGACGGCAAGGCAGAGGACGTGAAGGTTCTGACGTGACCAAGGCCCGCATCGTCAACCGCCTGCCGCAGTTCGTCGGCGCCGTCGAGCGCAAGGCGGCGCGCGGCATGACCCAGGCGCTCGTGCTCGGCGCATCGGAGGCCTCGGTGCTCACGCCGATCGACACCTCGGTGCTGCTGAACAGACAGTACCGCAACGTCGAGAAGCGAGACGGCGGCATCGTCGGCACCGCCCGCTACACCGCCGACTACGCGCTGCCGGTGCACGACCCGGACAACCCGCAGAACTTCCGGCGCGCTTCGGCCGAGAAGGAGTTCCTTCGCAAGGGCTTCGAACGCGCCGAGCCCAACATCCGCGCCGTTCTGAAGGGCGCGATCCGCACGTCATGACCACGGCCGCCGACCACATCCGCACGCTGCTCGAAAGCAGCCTCGGCGCGCCCTGGAAGGTGCAGTTCGGGGCGTGGCGCGACGCCGGCAACGCGAGCCGCTACGCCGTGCTTCGCCCCTCTGGCGGCGTGGCCGCGCGCCTGGTGCGCGAGCCGCAGTTCACCGTGACGCTCATGGGCGCCGAGGGCGACGGGCCGACCGTCGTCTACGAGGCCGCCGTGGCCCTCGTCGAGCGCATGCGCTACGACTCCGCCGGGCTGGTTTACCTCGAGGCCAGCGAGCCGAGTTCCTCCCTGTCCGGCGACGGCCGGCACCTCTCCGAATTCGCGGTCTCCGCGATCGTCAATTGACCCACCGAAAGGACCGAGACCATGCCCGCATTCACCGGACGTGACGTACTGATCGAATTCGCCATCGCCAAGGAAGACGCGAGCTACGCCGGCCTCTCGTGGTCGACGCTCGGCATGATGCGCGACAAGGGCATGGACGTGTCCTGGGACACCGTGGACGCGACCGCCGACGACTCGCCGCAGTTCACGAAGGAGAACCTCGTCACCTTCAAGATGGTCGAGTTCTCCGGCTCCGGCGTGTCGCGCACCGAGGCGCTGCACAACCAGAACACGCTGAAGGCGCACGTCTACAACCCGCCGGTCGACACCGACTACCAGCCGAAGATCTGGATTCGCCAGACCGGCCCGGATGGCGTCACCTACGGCCCGTTCATCGTCAACAAGTGGAGCGACGCGCGTCCCCACGCCGACGTCGGCACCTGGGACATCACCGCCATGTCCAACGGCGCCGTGACGTTCGTTGCCGCCTGATCCACCTGACCGGAGCACCAGAACATGGCCGCCATCGCCTCCATCAATGCCTCGCAGACCGGCTCGTTCGCGGCAGCGCTCACCACGCTGTCGGCGAGCGACACCATCACCATCGCGCCCGGCAAGAAGCAGCTGCTCGTCATCCGCAACCCGACCGGCGGCAGCCTCACGCTCAAGATCGACGGCGACGGCGGCTCGACCGTCAACGCCGCGCAGCTCGGCCTGGGCAGCGTGACCGTCTCGGCCGGCTACGACATCGTCGTCGGCGCCGGCCTGTCGGTCGCGGTGGTGCTCGGCACGATCTCGGCCTACTGCCAGGGCGTCGTGACGCTGACCGGCGCCGCCACCTGCGTCGTCCAGCTCTTCGACCTCTGACGGGGCCTCGTGCTCGTCGAATGCGGCTTCACCGTCGCGACGGCGCCTGACGGATCATCCTGGTCCTTCACGCCGTCGCTCGGCCGCATCGCGAGCCTGGGCACGCCCTATGAGGTGGTCGACCTGTTCGCCGCCCTGCATGGGCCGAACGCCGCGCAGGCTGCGGCCTATGTGCTGGCTTGCCTGTGCGATCAAGAGGATGTGTCGCCGCTGATCGGCTGGCACGAGCTGGAGCCGGACGCGCCGCGCTGGGTGCCGGGCCTCATGCCGGCGGCCGAGCAGATCGTCATCGCGCGCCACCTCATGCGCCACGGCATCGTCGGCAAGGCGCGGCCCGACCAGGCCGGCAGCGGCGACTACAGCGACCGCTTCGACGCCGCCGAGTACGTCGCCGCGGCGCGCGTGCACCTCGGCATGTCGGCGGCCGACGCCGAGGCGCTGTCGATGAGCGAGTTCCAGCTCATGCTCGAGATGAAGTTCCCCGACGCGGCGCGCAAGGTCGACATCCCGAGCGCCGAGGAATACGAGGCGGCCATGGCGCGGCTGAAGGAGCGGCAGCATGGCTGAGAAGGTCGGCGGGATCTACTACGACGTCTCGCTCGACACGCGGCCCCTGATCGACGGCACGCGCGTCGTCGACCGCGAGACGCAGCGCGCCGCCCAGTCGTTCAACGCGATCACGCTGGCCGTCAAGGCGCTGGCGCTGGCCTACGTGGCGCTGAAGGCGATCCGCATGTCCGACGAGTTCGGGCTGCTGCGCGCCCGCGTGGACGTGGCCGCCGGCAGCGTCGAGCGCGGCACGGCCGCCTTCCGCGAGTTGGAGGCGATCAGCCGTCGCACGAGCACCGCCGTCGCGGCCAACGTGACCATCTTCTCGCGGCTGAACTCGTCGCTCCTGCAGATGGGCGGCACGCAGGAAGACACGCTGCGCCTGACCGAGCTGGTCGCCAAGGGCATCAAGGTGTCCGGCGCGAACGCCGCAGAGACCGCCTCGTCGATGCAGCAGTTCGCGCAGGCCCTGGGCTCCGGCAAGCTGGCCGGCGACGAGCTGAAGTCGCTGCTCGAGAACGCGCCCTACCTGATGCAGCGCCTGGCCGAAGGGCTCGGCGTGCCCATCGGGGCCCTGAAGCAGCTCGGCGAGGGCGGAAAGCTCACCTCCGACAAGGTCGTGGAGGCGCTTTCGAAGGCCGCCGACCGGATCGCCGCCGACTTCCAGAAGCTGCCCCTCACGTTCGACTCCGCCATGACCGCGGCGAGCGACTCGGCAGCGCGCGCCGTCGAGCAGATCGACAAGGTGTCCGGGTCGAGCGCGGCGGCCACCGGTGTGGTTCGCGGCACCGGCGAGGCGTTCGATGCGCTGGCGCAGGCCATCCGCGACATGGCCGCCGACGGCAGGGCTCTCGACCGCAACGGCGTCATCACCGAGTGGGCGGAGAACACCCGTACGGTGCTGTCCTACGTCGCCGACGGCGCCGACGGCGTGCGCCGCTTCTTCCAGCTCATCGGCAACGACCTCGGCGCGCTGGCCGCGCAGGCTGCCGCTGTGGTCGACGGCATCACCAGCGGCGACCGCGCGGGCGCGCAGCGCCGCATCGCAGCCATTCGCCAGGAGCGTGACGCCGAGCAGCAGCGCCTGCTCACGTCGAAGCTGGCCGGCGAGCGCATGCGCGAGTCGTGGGAGGCTGCGGACAAGGCTCGGCGCCAAGAAGATCGTGGTTTCGTCCCGCCCTCGCGGACCCGGCTGAAGCCTCCGCCGAGTTCCTCGACAACCGGCTCCACCTTCGACAGCGCAGGCTACCTCGCCGGCCTCGCCGTGAAGACCCAGGAGGGCGTCGACCGCATCAACGCCATCGAGGCCGAAGCGCTGCGGAAGAACGGCGAGCTGCTGAAGGCCGGCAAGATCACCCGCGAGCAGGCCGCGCAGGCGGCGCTGCTGATCGAGCAGCAGGCCGTGCGGGAGCGGCGCGACCTGGCGCTGGGCGAGGCCGAGGAGCGGCGCGCCTTCATCGAGCAGTCCGGCAAGGACGAGGCCGAGGCCCGCCAGCGCGCCATCGAATACGCGGCCCAGCTCACCCGCGCCGTCAACCCGATCGACGCGCTGCGCCAGGAATACGAGGCGAAGCTCGACCTGGTGCGTCAGTACGAGACAGCGATGGCGCAGGCCGGCGTCGACATCGCCACGCAGTCGGCCATCGCGCGCAACCAGATCGAGCGCGACTACGCCCTGCAGCGCATTGCCCTGGCCGAGCAGTCGTTCCGCTCGCAGAGCGACAGCAACGCCTTCCTGATCGATTCCATCAACGCGCTGTCGACCAGCGCCACCGGCGCGATCTCCGGGCTCATCACCGGCACCATGACGGCGAGCGACGTGATGCGCTCGCTCGGCAACGTGATCCTGAACGAGGCCGTCGGCGCGCTGGTGCAGATCGGCGTGCAGCAGGTGAAGAACGCGCTGCTCGGCGAAACCATCGCGGCGGCCGAGGGTGCCCGCAAGGCGGCGAACGGCGCCGTGTACGCGGCGAGCGTCTCGGCGCAGGTGGCGGGCATGACCTCGCTGGCCGCCATGAACGCCTTCGCGGCGACGGCCGCCATCCCGGTGATCGGCCCCGCGCTGGCGCCGGCTGCCGCCGCTGCGGCTGCTGCAGCCGCCGGTGCGCTCGGTGCCCCCGCCGTCGCCACCGCACCGCTGGCCGGCGCGCGGCGCTACGGCGGCGGCGTGTCCTCCGGCAGCCTGTACCGCGTCAACGAGGGCGGCATGCCCGAGGTGTTCAAGGCGAAGAACGGCTCGCAGTACCTGCTGCCGAACGCGAGCGGCGACGTCATCCCGGCGGGCCGCGCTGGTGGCGCCCGCGGCGGCCTCACGCTCTACCAGACCAACCACTTCGCCGCCGGCGTGGGCCGCGCCGAGGTCGCCCAGGCCGTCGCCCAAGGCAACCGCGCCCTCGTCGCCGAGCTGACCGCGCAGGGAGTCCTCTGATGGCCGTCATCACCATGCCCGCGGTCCTGGCGGTCCGCGACTTCACCTGGGGGCAGCGCCGCTACGACATCGAGGCGTCGAGCGACGTGAACGGGTCGTCGCAGGCCCGCCTCTTTGGCCCGCCGCGGTGGCTGTGCAGCTTCCAGTGCCCTCCGGGGCTCAGCCCAGCCGATGCGGCGATCTGGGAGGCGATGCTGCTGCAGCTGCGCGGCCGGGTGAACCACCTCGCCGTCTGGGATCGCAACCGGCCGGCGCCTCGCGGCACCGTGCGCGGCTCGCTCACGCTCAACGCGACCGTCTCGGCCGGCGCGACGAGCGCGACGATCAACGGCGGCGCCGGCCAGGCCGGAACCACCGTGGCCGTCGGCGACAAGTTCATGCTCGCGAGCGGCGTCGGCACCAGCCAGCTCGTGCAGGCGACTTCCGCGGTGACGCTCAACGGATCGGGCATCGGCACCTTCAGCTTCGAGCCGCCGGCGCGCATCGCCTTCTCGTCGGGCGCGGCCGTCACCTGGGACAAGCCGGTCGCCCACTTCAAGCAGCAGTCCAGCGAGTGGGCGGGCCGCGGCATCACGTCGCAGGTCTTCGCGGGCTACGGGCTCGACCTGCTCGAGGACTGGACGCCATGACGCTCGCCCTCGACGGCACCGCATCGGCGCGGGCCTCGGCATCGGTGGCCGGCGCCTGCTGGCTGGTGGAGCTCGACTTCGCCAGCGGCACGCAGCGCTTCACGACGTGGGGCCAGTCCATCGTGAGCGGCGGCAACACCTACGTCGGCCTCGGCGACCTGGCCGACGTGAGCGCCTTCAGCGAGTCCGAGAACTCGGCGGCCGAGAAGGTTACGCTGGCCTTCGGCATCGTGAACACGGCGCTGCTCGCGGTGTGCATCGGCGCGGCGGCCGAGTACCGGGGGCGCCCGGTGCGGCTGCACCTGCAGCTCATCAGCGACACCTTCCAGCCCGCCGGAGCCTCGGTGCAGCGCTGGGCCGGCTACATGGACCGCATCACCATCGACCGACGCGGCCCGGGGCAGGGCGGGGCAAGCCAGGGCACGATCAAGCTCGAGTGCACCCGCGCCGGCATGGCGCGCGCCCGCAACGCCGACGGCCTGCGCCGCACCGACGCGCAGCAGAAGGCGCGCTACCCGGGCGACCGCGGCCTCGAATACACGCAGTCGCTGATCGAGACGCCGGCCCTGTGGCTGTCCAAGCGCTTCCAAACGAAATGATCGCCGGCCCCCTGCTCGACGACTACCTCGACGCCTGGCGCTCGCGCGCCTTCGACTGGCGCGCCTCGCACTGCTGCCACTTCGGCGCCGGCTGGGTGCTGCTCGCCGAGGGCGTCAACCCGCTGCAGGGCATCCCGGACCCGCGCGACGAGCGCGACGCGCTGCGGCTCATCGGGACGCTCGGCGGCAGCCTCGGCGCCGTGGTGACGGCACGGCTCGGCCGCGAGCCGATCCCGGCGCTGATGGCTGCCCGCGGCGACCTCGTGCTGGTGCCGGACGGCGAGCGGGCGGGGCTGGGCATCTGCAACGGGCGCCTGACCGCCGTCGTGACGCCGGCCGGCCTGGAGTTCCGCGAAACCGCGCAGGGCCTTCAGGCCTGGAGGATCGGCGCATGAAGTTCAAGGTCACGACGGCGCTGCTGATCCTGCTCGCGCCGGCGGCGGCGCTGGCCGACCCGATCAGTGCGGCGGTGATCCTGGGGTCCGCGGGCGCCGCTGCCGCCGGCTACATCACCGTGACGACCGCGCTGCTGATCGGCGCCGGCGCGGCCGTGTTCGGTGCCACCGCGCAGGCCCGGCGGAAAGCGCGCGCCGCCGCCGCGAAGGCCAGGGCCCGCGCGAACTCCGAGCTGCAGGACCGCAGCGTCACCACCCTGCAGGCGGTGCCGCCGAAGCGGGTGGTCTACGGCCGCACCATCACGGGCGGAGAGATCCACGCGATCTTCACGACCAGCAAGACGGCGACGCGCACGAACGGCACGACCTACACCAAGCCAGACGCGCTGAAGCACCTGGTGATCGCCATTGCCGACCACGAGTGCGAGGCGATCCACGAGGTCTACATCGACGGCATCGCCATCGGCGCGCTCGACGGCAACGGCTACCCGACCGGCGGCACGTTCGGCAACACCCGCAAGGTGACGCGCGAGATCACCATCGCGGCCGGCGCGTCGAGCGTTCAGCCCTACGCGGTGACGGTGCTGAGCGCGTGGGACGAGGGCCTGGCCGCCGGCGACTCGCCCGACAACACCGCGCTGGTGGCCGGCACGTACACGCTCACGTCGGGCAACACGGCGATCAACAACACGGGCAGCAGCGCGCTGCGGGTCTCGTTCACGATGAACGAGCCGAACCCGGTGGTCCGGGTGCAGAAGGCGCTGGGCGCCGCGTCGCAAACGGTCAACGCCTACCTGAACGGCCTGATCCCGACGCAGTGGACGACGGACCACCGTCTGCGCGGCATCGCCTACGTGATCCTCACGCTCGACCTCGAGGAACAGCGGTTCCAGGGCGGCCCGCCCGGCATCACCTTCGACGTGTCGGGCCGCAAGGTCTACGACCCGCGCACCGCCACGACGGCGTGGAGCGACAACCCTGCGCTGTGCATCCGCGACTGGCTACTGAACGAGTGGGGCTACGCCGTCACGTCGGCCGACATCGACGACGCCTACACCAACGCCGCGGCCAACGTCTGCGACCAGCTCATCACGCTGACCATCGGCGGCACCAGCACGACGAACCAGAAGCGCTACACCTGCAACGGGAGCTTCACCACCGACCAGGCGCGCGAGGCGATCCTCGAGGAACTGCTCGAGACGATGGCCGGCACCGCGGTCTACGGCGCGAAGTGGCAGGTGATGGCCGGCGCGTGGACGGCCTCCGTGATGGATCTGGGCGACAGCGACCTGCACGGCCAGATCGAGGTGATCCAGGCCGACGTGGGCATGGACCAGCTCGTGAACGGCGTGCGCGGCCAGTACGTGCCGCGCGGCAAGGCCACGCCGACCGACATGGACAGCTACCAGAACGCCACGTTCCTGGCGGCCGACGGTGTCGAGCTGTGGGACGACGTGTCTTACGCCTTCGTCGACAACAAGGCGCGAGCGCGGAACCTCGCTCGCATCCGCGTCGAGCTGGCGCGGGCCGGGCAGATCATCCGGTTCCCGGCGAAGCTGCGGGCCTGGCCTCTGCAGGTGGGCGACCGGGTGCGCGTCACCTCGGCCGAGTACGGCTGGACGAACAAGACCTACCGCGTGACCGACTGGCAGTTCGGTGTCACCACCGCGGTGATGCTGACGCTGCAGGAAGACACCGCCGGCATCTGGGACCTGGCCGACGCGGCCACGGAGGACCCGACGCCGAACAGCGGCCTGCCGGACCCGTGGGAGGTGGCCGAGCTGACCGGCGTGACCGCCACCTCTGGCGCGGCCAACCAGGTGCGCCGCGAGGACGGAACGCTGCTCAACCGCGTGCGCGTCGCGTGGACTGCGCCGACCTCTGCTTACGTCGCGGACGGCTCCGGGAAGATCCGCATCGAATGGCGTCGCCAGTATTTCGATGCCGCGAACACCTGGCGCACGATCGAGGTCCCGGGTGACGAGGTGGCCGCGTTCATTCAGGGCGTCAGCGTCGGCAACGCCTTGACCATCCGCGTCATGGCCGTCAACGGCCTGGGCAAGCGGGGCGCGCCAGTTGTGCTGTCGCACGTCGTGACCGGGGACGTTGCCGTCACCGCCGGCGCCAACCTGCTGGCGAACTCGTCGTTCGAGGCCGACACGAACGGCGACGGACTGGCGAACTCCTGGGTTCGGTCTAGCTCGGGCTCGGTCGGCACCATCAGCGTCGAGCTAAACAGCCCGGCGCGGGATGGTGCTGTTGCGCAGCGCATTGTTTCGAGCGCGCTTGCCGGCGGCGGGGCGTACCACCACATCTATCAGGACGTGGACCTGCCGCAAGACTTCGGCGGCCAGCCGTTCACGCTGTCGACGGACCACCGCACCGGCACCGGAACGACGATGCGGCTTGAGATGACCTTCTACAACTCCGGCGGCACGGCCCTGGAAACGAAGGGCAAGGACTTCCCGAGCGCGAGCGGAACCGTCTGGGTTCGCAACCGCTTTGTCGCCATCGCGCCTGCGACGACCGAGCGAATCCGCGCGCGGCTGATGCAGACCGGCGGAAGCGGCGCCTCGGCGGCTGCGCGCTTCGACCGAGCGTCGCTTCAGCTTGGGGACGTGCAGACGGAGTGGGCGCCGAAGCCAGATGAGATTCTGCCGGCGACCGTCGGCGGCACCGAGATCGCGCCGGAGGCGGCGACGAAGGTCAGCAAGCTCGCGGCCAGTTCGTTCACGAAGTCGATCGCGTACAGCACCAATCGGCGCACCGAACACCTCAAGGTGCTTAGCTGGACAAACGACACCGGGCAGGCCGTGGAGGTCGAAGTCACGGGGACCATTTCGCTCAAGGTTAGCCCGGTCGGTGGCGCAATCGATAACGCCAAGGTGTTCATGAACGTCGGAACGGGCTCACCGCCTTCCGAAGGCGACGAGTCGGACATCACGAACACCGGGTACGACAACCTCGAAACCCTGGTCAGCACGTCCGTCTACACCAAGTTCGTCGACGCCGAAAGCGAAACCGTTGCCGCCGGCGCAACGGTCTGGGTATCTATGCGCGCCGCCATCAACAGCAACACCCAGACCAGCACCACGATCGACGTGCAGTCGATCCTGCTGCGCATCACGGCGGTGAAGAAGTGACCCGCCCCATTCCTAGCATGACGCCATGAGCCTCGACGCCGAACGCGCCGCAGCCCAGCGCGCACTCATCGAACACGGCAAAGCCATCGTGGAACACGAGGAGCGCTTGGCCGCCATCGAATCGCTGCTGCAGCAGTTGCCCGAGCGCATGGCCGAGGCGTTCGAGCGCTCGATTGACCGCAAGGCCAGCGATCCGCAGACGTGGCGCAAGGTCCGCGAGGCGTGGCGCGAGCAGGCCGTGAAGAGCGCTGGCGAGTTCCTCGTCGGCGGCTTCGGCGGGCTGCTCAAGAAGGTCGCCGGCATGCTGCTCATCGCGGTGCTGGTGTGGCAGCTCGCCGGCTTCTCCGGCGTGTCACAGATCGCCTCGGGCTGGGCGCGTGCGGCGTTCGCGAACTGGCTCAACAAGGGGTCGCCATGAAGCTGAAGCCGTCCCTCATTCCCGAAGCGCGCCGCGCCTGGCGCTACTTCACTGTGCAGGTCGGTGTGCTGGCCGTCATCTTCGGCCTGCTCCCACCGAATCAGCAGGCGGCCGTCCTCGACTGGCTCGGTGTCGCGCCGGAGCGCGTCCCGGCGGTGCTGGGCGCGGTGTTCATCATCGCGCGCTACTTGAAGCAGACGCCGAGGGACGAGGCGTGATCACCCTCACCGACTACTGGATGGGCCGCGACCGGCTCTACCCGCTCGCCATGTCGCCCGACATCGAGCGCAACGCGGCGCGGCTGCTGGAGGTGGTGAACCTGTTCGTCACGCGCGCCAAGGCGGCCGGCGTGCTGTTCGTGGCGAACCAGGCGAGCGGATCGCTGGTGTCGAGCGGCTGGCGTCCGCCGGTGGTCAACGCGAACACGCCGAA